AGCATCGCAAAGAGGCGCAGGTATTGCTGATGCGGCAGTCTTTAGCGTTCACAACAATGCGGGTGAAATGTTTAGAGTCCGTAACGATGGCAATGTCGGTATTGGGACTCAGTCGCCTGCAAAAAAGTTATCTGTTAAAGCAGACGGTGGCGGTTCACAGCTAGGCATTGATATTCACAATGAAGGTACTGCGACAGGTGACGATGCCGTTATCTCATTTGAAACTCAAGGCTCCAGAGAATTCACGATAGGTCTTGACAGGTCAGCTACGTCTTTTGTTATTGCAGAAAGCAGTACATTGGGTAGCAACCAAAGGCTAGTGATTGATGATAGCGGCAATATCGGTATAGGAGGCTCGCCTTCTGGTCAAAAGTTTGAAGTAATCGAAGATTCTGGCGATGCCACAATGCGTTTGCGTGTTACAGACGGAGCAAGCGACCAAAGTTTCTTCTTCTACGGAAATTACACTGGCCCAAACCAAAACATCTACTTCGGGGATAGTACTAACACAGCCGCCGCTGGAATAAGGTATTCACACTCAGTAGATGCAATGCGGTTTACTGGTAAAGGTAACGGCAGTGAAATGGCTAGGTTTGACAGCTCTGGCAATTTCGGCGTAGGCACGACTTCACCACGATATAACGTTGAAGTATCTAGTTCTAGCAATACCTTTTTGCAAATTGCATCTACATCAACTAGCGCACTTACAGGCTTGTTGTTTGGCGATACTTCAAACGCTGTCGGTCGAGTTACCTATGACCACTCAGACAACAGTTTGCAGTTGTTTACTAATACAACTGAAAAAATGCGCATCGACTCAAGCGGGAATGTCGGTATAGGGACTCAGTCGCCTGCTGGTTTACTTAATGTAGAAGCGCCCTCTGGAAATTCGCAACTTTACATTACTACAAACGATACTACTTCTGTTTCACAACTTATATTTGGAGACAGCGCAGATAGTAACGTGGGCGGTATTCAATATAACCACACTGATGATTCGTTACAGTTCCATGTAGGTAACATTGGTGAAAAAATGCGTATCGACAGCTCTGGCAATCTTCTTGTGGGGAAGACTTCTACAAGTCTCGTTACGGTCGGCCATGAGTTTGGTGGTTCGGGTTACGCATATCACACACGAGACAACGCCACTGTTTTATATCTCAATCGTAACAATAGCGACGGAGACATCCTTAGATTTTACAAAGGAAGCAGTTTAGTAGGCTCTGCTGGTAGCATCGGAGGCTATTTTTATATTGGTAGTGCAACAACTTCCGATACTTTTCTTACTTTTGTCGATAGCGCAATAAGACCGTCTAATGACGCTGGCAACGGAAGAGACAATGCTATTGATTTAGGCCAGTCAGGTAACCGTTTCAAAGACATTTACGCCACTAACGGCACTATCCAAACCTCCGACCGTAATGAAAAGCAAGACATTGAAGCACTGTCTGATGCAGAGCAACGTGTTGCTGTAGCGGCTAAAGGATTACTACGTAAGTTCCGATGGAAGTCTGCCGTAGAAGAGAAAGGCGACGACGCTCGTATCCACTTTGGCATCATTGCTCAAGACCTACAGGATGCGTTTACTGCTGAGGGCTTGGACGCTGGACGTTACGGTATGTTTATTAACTCAACTTGGACTGATGAAGAAACTGGTGAAGAGCGTTCACGAATGGGTGTGCGCTACTCTGAGCTACTTGCATTTATTATTTCGGCTATTTAAGGAGCTAACTAATGGCTACATGGACTATATCTACAATGGAACACAACGTGTCAGACGGCGGCGTTATCGTTGCACACTGGCGTGTAACTGAAGTAGACGGCGATCATTCTGCTTCTGCTTACGGCACTTGCTCATTTACACCTGACGCATCTGCACCTGACTTTGTACCCTATGCAGACCTTACTGAGTCTGTTGTATTGGGCTGGTGCTGGGCTAACGGTGTTGACCAAGACGCTGTCGAGGCTTCATTGACGGCTAAGATTGAAGAGCAGAAAAACCCAACAACTGAAGCAGGTGTGCCATGGACATCTTAAAAGTACTTTCTGACTTGGCAGTGGTTGCACCTATGGTTGTGACTGTATGTTCAGTCATTGCGGCGGTAACGCCTACGCCAAAAGACGACGCATGGCTGGCAAAGCTGTATAAGTTCATTGACATCATGGCTGTTAACGTCGGCCACGCAAAGAAGTAAGGATTCGTTATGTCTGATCTAGAGCAAGCAATAAGTCGGTTAGAAGCTCACGAGCGTGAATGTAGTATTCGCTACGAAATGATTCAGATGCAGCTTGACGAACACAACAAGCGCTTTGACCGACTAGAGTCGCTAATGACTCGTGGGTTCGGCATGGTAGCAGTAATGATTACTATGGCGATTGCCATTTTAGAGTTTGCTAGGTAGCAATGGATATTAATGAATCTACTGACATAACCATACCTATTCGTAATTTGCTTGCGATGGTTGTTGCAACGTCTATTGCAACAATGGCTTATTTTAGTATCCAAGAACGGCTTAATACGCTTGAGCATTCATTTGATAAATCTCAAATGGAAATAGAGCGAAACACAGAGTTTCGTATTTTATGGCCTAGAGGAGAGTTAGGATCGCTGCCAGCAGATGCTAGACAAGATATGTTAATTGAAGGGCTTCAAATTGATGTGGTTGGTTTGCGTCAAATAGAAGAAGAAGTACATGAATTAACAATACGCATCGGAACAATCGAAGCGCTTTGGGATAAAGACGTCGAATGATTCAGCAACTTCTTGGGCCTATAGTTTCTTTGGTTGGCGGTCATCTTGAGCGTAAAGCAGAAGAGAAGAAGGCTATCCATGAGCGTAAAATGGTGGCTATTCAGCAGGACGCTAACTGGGAAAATATTCATGCAAATAACGCAAGCAGTTCATGGAAGGACGAATGGTTTACTATCTTGTTTTCAGTACCATGTATACTTGCGTTCTTTCCTAGCATGGTGCCTGTAGTTATGCAAGGGTTTGCTGCTTTAGATGGTATGCCTGATTGGTACAAGGGTTTCTTAGGGGCTGCTGTTGCAGCATCATTTGGTATTCGTGGTTTAGCTAACTGGAAAAAATAAATATGTATAGTGTTGGTGATCGTACATTTTCAACTATTCAAGAAGCCAGAGCTTACGACTTTGAAACAAGTGGTACTATAGATAATGTAAGAGCTATTACTTCTTTTGATGACGATCCTTTTGGTGATAACACTTTTGGTGATGACCCTTTTGAAGTACCTGAGTTTGAAGATTTACCGGGAGAAGATTCTTTTAGAAATTTAGCTGATTCTCTTTTTCGACAGTTTATAGAAGAAACTGAAGCAGAAGATAAATTACAAAAATGGATTAGAAGAAATGTCCTAAACGATACTAGAGACCCAGAAGACCAAGACGGAGAGCCTTCTGATTTAGATACTCTTTTTGCAGACGATACTTTCCAAATGATATGGGACAGTATTGTTGGCAGAATTGGTGATGTTCCTCCAGAAATAAGTGGAGACGAAACAGCAACTCAAGAATGGTATAATTCTCAAATTGAAGCTGCCTTGCAAGAAATAGAACAAACTGGTGGCGTATCTGGAGCTTTAGAAAGAGCGCAAGAGATTGTTGATACAATGTATGACAATCCTGAAGCGCTTGCAAACATGGAAGACCCCGGCGAACTAACCAAGTTGTTTATAGAACAAGGCGGTATGTCTTTTGCTGGCGTTGCTCCTCCTGTTGCTACTACAACTACAGTAACTGGTAGAGAAGTTGTTGTAACTGAAGGTGGCGGAATAGCAGGAAATATATTTGACATTCTTGAAACTGGGGGTCGAATCTTTGGTGAAAATGTTCCTGTAGTATTACGCGATGTAGACGGGAATCCTATAACAGACGAAAACGGCGATCTTGTAACAGTAGAAGAATATCGTCCCGGCATTTTAGATGTAATGATTCCTCATCTTCCCGGAATATCATTACCTGATTGGATGCCTTCTGCTGGCGTTATTTTTCTTCCTACAATACAAGAAGCTGTAAACAAAGTATGGACAATAATCGACGAAACAGATATTGGAGAAGCGTGGGAAGAAGGCGACATTGGAGAAGTACTGAACGATATTGGTGAAATTATTATTCGTTCTGGGGAAGCTGCTGCTGGTGCGCTTGAAGAAAAAGTTAGAGAAATTATTGGCGGTATTACAGGAGCTATTGCAGATCCTACTAGAGCAGGTTCCGTTATCGGTGGTGTTATTGGAGTAGCTTTTCCTTCAATACCTCAGTGGCTTCCTCCTTTAATTTTAGACCCTCGTGTTTACGGTGCAGTACGTAGTATACTAACACAAAACTTTAATACTCCTGAAGAAGATTTTCCTCCTTTTAACGAAGAAGTAGAAGAAGACGAAGTTGCCTTAATGTTTACTAACAGAGGCAATAACTATTTTGTTAATAAAGAACTAGACGAGTTTTTTCAATTAGCAGAAAGCGAAGAATATGAGTTTAATTTTAACGAAGAGTATACAAGAGAACAACTAGAAGACACTGGACTAGAGACAATTAACTCTGGTACGTATCAGTCATTGTTAGACGACCTGTCATTCCATGCGTTAGAAGAAGACATCTATCAGTACTCTATGGATGACCTTATAGCGCGTTATGAGGAAGAAGGAGGAGTACTTCCCGGTGATTGGAAGACATTGGACGAAGAGTCGCGGTACAACTTTTTCCTAGCTGACTATTTTGATATTCCTACTTACATTAGAGACCCTGATAGAAGCGATGATAGAGACGACGAAGATGGCGGTGACGGTACTGGTGACGGTGATACAGATCAAGACCCTGTCTCTGTAGTTGAAGGGTTGTTTGCTGACTTTTTAGAGCAGCTTGATACAGAGTTTGCTGGACAACAAGAACAAATAAACACTATCATCAATAACTTTGTTGAGACTCTTCCTGATTTTGATGCAATGCCTACAATGGAGGACATTGCTGAATACTTTGAACTTAACGGCGTTACGTTATCAGAACAAAACTTTGAGCGTATACGTCAAGAGTTAGCTAATGCTGGCTACCTAACAGAAGAACAATTAACAGAAGCTTTGGCTGGCGTAGCTACAACAGAGCAAGTTCAAGAAGCTATTCAAGGTGCTGGTTTTGCTACTCCAGAACAAGTAATACAAGCTTTAGCAGAAGCAGGTTATGCTACGCCTGCTGATATTGCTGATGCTTTTGCTAACTCTGGCTTTGTTACAGAAGAACGACTTACTTTAGCCTTATCAGAAGCAGGGTATTTAACAGCAGAAGAGTTTAGACTAACAACAGAAGAGTTAAGACAAGCAATATCCGATCTTCCTGATGGAGCAACAGAAGAAGAAGTCAGGCAGATAATACAAGAAGCTATTGACTCATTGCCCGGCAGCGGCGAAGGTCTATCTGTAGATGACGTAAGAGAAATAATTAATGAGGCTATTTCTGGAATAGCTCTTCCTGATGCTGTAACAGAAGAACAAGTTAGAAGCATATTAGATAGCTTTGGTTTTTCTACTTCTGAAGAAGTACAAGCTGGTTTTGAAAACATTCAAGAAAATTTTGAAGATCTTACCAGCAGATTTAACGACGCTATTAACGGCATTGCTACTGAGTTTAGTGAACAAGAAGCTTTATTTTTAGAAAGTATTACGGGTCTTGAAGCGTCCTTAATACAATCTTTATCTAATATTGAAGGTGGTCTTAGTGCTGAGTTAGAAATGCTCGACACTAACATTATAGCTTTACAAGAAGCTGTAGAAGCTGGTTTCGATGACTTTGCTACGTTTGCTACAGAACAGTTTGGTCTTGCATCAGACGAGCGTAGAGCGCTTCAAGAAGCTATTATAGCTGTTGATGGAAACGTCACACAACTAAGTGCTGACTTCCAACGAGAGTTTGAAGAATTTGGTGGAACTCTTGCTGAACTTTTTGAAGGCGTTGGTTTTAGCATTGAAGACCTTCAGCAAGGACAAATATCACAAGCTGAAGCTTTTGAAAGCCTTAACTCTTATCTAGCAGGGCAGTTTGAAACAGCTCAACAAGAAAGACAAAGCTTACAAGAAGCTATCCTTAATGTTGGCGGAGACGTTAACTTATTAAGCGACACTATGTTTGAGCAGTTTCAGGCTCAAAACGAAACTCTTGAAGAATTATTTGCAGGAACAAATGTAAATATTGAAGCTTTAGCGTTAGGGCAAATAAGCCAAACTGAAGCTATAAACCAATTCCAAGATTATGTAGCAGATGAATTTTTAGCGGCTCAAGAAGACCGAATAAGAATTACTGAAGCTTTAATTAGTGTAAATGGAAACTTAGAAGAACTTAATCTTGCGTCTTTAGATACGTTTAACGAGTTAAATCTTAGTATTGAAGAATTAGCCAACGAATTTAATGTAAATTTTGAGGCTTTGCAACAAGGTCAAATAAGTCAGTACGAAGCTTACAACGAATTTCAAGACAACGTAACACAACGATTAGATATATCTAACCAACAGCTTGAAGATATTCTTGCAGGACAAGATGATATTCTTAGTGGACAACGGGATATTCTGTCAGGTCAAGAAGATATCATTATGGGCCAAGAAGAATTTCAAATACTTTACGGCGAACAACAACAAGCGTTAGAAGATCAAATTATGGCAGGCAATGTGCTTAATGCTTTAGCTGCTGGAGGTATGTTTGCTCCCGCCGCTGCTGCACCTGCTAGAGTACCCTATGAAGAATTTTTGCAGGGTATTACATATCGTCCTAGAGAAGTACCAGAACTTGCTATCAAAACCCCAGTAGTAGACTACAATGAAGAAGCACAACAATTATTAATGCGGACGCGCAGACGAGGAATGTTAGCATGACGTATCTTAATCTAATGAACAATGTACTGCGTCGATTGCGTGAAGAAGAAACCACGTCAGTCACTAGTACTACCTACGTAAAAATGGTAGGTGATTTTATTAATGATGCAAAAAAACTAGTAGAAGAAGCAACTGACTGGTCTGCTTTACGCGAAACAATTACTGTTTCTACTACTGCATCAGACAACACCTACTCATTAACGGGTAGCGGTGATAATGTAAAAGTCATGTGTGTCTTAAATGACACTAGCAACTTGTTTATGGACTACCAAACAAAAGACTGGTTTAACGAACAGCTGTACATTAGCAGCGCAGCAGAAGGCGCACCACGGTACTACACGTACAATGGGTTAGACTCTAGTGGTGATACGCAGGTACTAGTAGGACCAACTCCTGATGGAGTGTACAGTCTCCGCTTTGATGTTATTAAACGACAAGCAGACTTAAGCTCTAACACAGATTCGTTACTTGTACCTGCTATGCCTGTAGTCCACCTTGCTATAGCTTTATTAGCGCGTGAACGTGGTGAGACTGGCGGTACATCTGCTGCTGAATATTTTGCTATTGCTGATAAGTTTTTGTCTGACGCTATTGCTATAGACGCAGTCAAACACCCTGAAGAAATGGTATTTAGGACTATTTAATATGGCTCAACAACTGCAAAGTATCAATCTTGTAGCCCCAGCGTTCAAAGGTGTTAACACCGAAGACTCGCCGTTGGCTCAAGACCCGTCGTTTGCAGAAATTGCAGACAACGCTGTAATTGATAAACGTGGTCGTATTGCTTCTCGCAAAGGACACAACGTAATAACAACTACTAAGACTGTTTTAGGTACTAGTCCTATTCGTGCAATAGAAGAGTTTAGAGACGATGCAGGAAATAATAAAATATTTTCTGTAGGCAACAACAAGATTATTAGTGGCACTACCACATTGGTTGACGAAACTCCCGGCAGTTACACAATTACTGCTGACAACTGGAAGATGGTCAATTTTAATGACAAGATTTATTTCTTTCAGCGTGGGTATCAGCCTCTTGTATACGATAACGCAGGAGGCTCTGTAGTAACGCTCAGTAGCGTTTCTGGCGCAGCTGGTGTTACTAGTGCTATGTACGGCAACGAAGTTCTAGCAGCTTATGGCCGTCTTTGGACTGCTGATTTTAGTAGTGATAAGTCTACTATTTACTGGTCAGACTTGTTAATTGGACATGACTGGTCTGGCGGTACTAGTGGTTCTATTGACGTGTCTAAAGTCTGGCCCGATGGTTATGACGAGATTGTTGCATTAGCAGCACACAACGGTCTACTGATCATCTTTGGTAAGCACAGCATTATTGTTTATCAAGGCGCTGAAGCCCCAGCTACAATGAGTTTGGTAGATACGGTAGCAGGCGTAGGTTGTGTAGACAGAGACACTATACAGCACACTGGTGCAGATGTGTTGTTTCTTTCACACACAGGACTAAAAAGCTTTAGCAGAACAATACAAGAAAAGTCAATGCCAATAAGTAGTTTATCTACTAATATTACTAAAGATATTATTTCTTCACTGCAAAACGAATCAGAGTTTTTTCGTACTGTTTACAGTCCTGAAGAAGGTTTTTATCTTATTGCATTTACAGGGCAAAACGTTATCTATTGTTTTGACGTGAGAGGAACGTTAGAAAACGGATCTTATCGTGTTACTCGCTGGATAGGTACAGGTTTTACTGCTTTTTCTAGAATCGCAAATGGGACTCTGTATATAGGAACTACTAACGGAATTAGTCAGTATACTGGTTACCAAGATAACGGATTAAAATATCGGTTTAAATACTATAGCCCTAGCCTAACTTTTGGTGACGCATCTCGCGTTAAAATTCTTAAGAAACTAAAACCAACATTAGTAGGGGCGAATGACGCAACAGTATTCCTTAAATGGGCTTATAATTTTGATACGTCGTATTCTACAGCTGAGTTTACAGTAGGTACTCAGACAACGGGCTACTACGGAGAAAGTGAATATACTACCGTAGAATTTACAGCAGGCCAGTTAACTAGTCAAAGATCAATAAACACTACTGGGTACGGTACGAGCGTAGTAGTTGGGTTAGAAGCAGACATTAACGGAGCTGCTTTATCACTTCAAGAAATTAACGTAATGGCTTTGATAGGAAAGCTAATTTAACGGGAGTAAACAATGGACGAAGACATTATTGGCACAGAAGAAATAATGGAGATGGCCGGAGGTGGGAGTAGCGGCTTCTTTGATTTCTTAGGGGACCTTGGGTCGTACTTGATGCAACCAGATGTTTTGCTTCCGGGTGTTGTTGGTGGACTGCTAACAGGAGAGGCTTATAGTCGTCTTAGTGACATAGGCACTAAAGCAAGAACACGCGCTGAAGATCTTGCTGCAACACAGTTGGAACAAACACAGTTTAGACCCTTTACCGTAACCACTGCTACTGGGGCTGATCTAGGTACTAGAGTTACTCCTTCTGGTGGCATCGAAACTACTATGGGTTTGTCTCCTGAAGAGATTGCTTTGCAGACTCAATTACTAGGAGGTGCTGGTGGTTTCTTTGGTCAAGCTGTGCAGCCTAGAGATGCCCGTGAGCAAGCTATCTTTGAAAGAATGCGTAGTGTGCAGCGCCCTGAAGAGGAGCGTCAGCGTCTTGCATTAGAAGAGCGACTAGCAGCTCAAGGTCGATTAGGAACAAGCTCTGCTGCTTATGGTGGCGCTACTCCTGAAATGTTGGCAATGGCTACAGCGCAAGAAGAAGCCCGTAATAGAGCTATGTTAGGTGCTATGCAACAAGCACAAGCAGAACAAATGCAGCAAGCAGCGTTAGGTCAGCAATTTCTTGGATCTGCTTACTTGCCACAACAACAACTTATGGCGGCTACTCAGCCTGCACAGCAGTTGGCAGCGTTACAGCAGCAAGCTCAGTTGCAAGGTGCTGGTTTGTTTGGTGAAGCAACTATGTCTGGTATTGAAGCTCAGTTGGTTGCAGAACAAGCAAGAGCTAACTTGTTAGGTCAAACAGGCACTGGTCTTTTACAAGGTGCATTAACTCCTAGATCAACAGGAAATGCTGATTTAATATCGACATTAGGCGCTTTATTCGGATAAGGGCAGAACAATGGCTAAATTTTCACAAGAATTTTTAAGGCAAATGGCTAATCCTGTTTTCGGGCAGGGGATGTTTACTGCTGCAAAACAAGCGGCACAGCTTCCCGGACAGCTACAGCAACAACAAATGCAGCAGCAGCAAATGCAGGCATTACGATCTATGACGCCTATGCAACGTGCTCAGTACGCTATGCAGACAGCTAAGACTCCTGCTCAAATTACTGCTGCTCAAACTCAAATGGATGCTGCTCAAGAAAGAATGGCTGAGATTAAAAAGGCTGAAGCTAATGCTGAGTTGAACAAGCTGTATCAGCAATACATAACTGAAACCGATCCTGAAAAGATTGCTAGTCTTGAGTCTCGTATACGTAGTATGGCAACAGCTGCTGGTCGGGATGTAACTGCAGTAGAAAACCAACTACAAGCTGTTCGTAGTCGTAAAAAAACGCAAGCTACTAATGAGCAGTTTGAAACATTCTTTGATAAGTATGTACCAGATGATAGAAAAGAAGAGTACCGTGGTCTTACTCAGGCACAGATACTAAATCGTCTTGATCAAGATGCTGACGTAGAAGAAGCAAGAGAATGGGCTAAGTGGTTAAGTAAAAATAAAATAACTGACAGTAATAGACAAAAGGCTATTGATCTTGCGGTAAAGGCGTTTGGTAGTAAAGCAGCGGCAGAGGTAGCCAGAGCAGAAGCTAGTCAGTTGTCTAAAGAAAAAGACTCTAAAGCAGATCGTAAACGTACTTTGTTAGTTACTTATCAAGGTAGGCAAGATCCTATGCTGGCTGCTATGGGTCAACCTGCTCCTACTGCAAAGCCAACCAAACTAGATATTTACCTAGACAAAGATGGTAATGTACCTGAGCGTATTCTTAATATGCTGAATGATACTGCAATATCTGCGGTAGGTCAAGACTTTGAATTTGTATGGTCTCCTAAAAAAGTTCCTGAAAGAGATGTTCAGCCTACTCAACCAACAAACGGAGTTCCTACTCTTAATCAATTGATGGGTCGTTAATAATGGTACAGCTGGTCGTTAAAGAAGACGACACTAAGCAGACACCTACAGTAGAAAAACTATTAGAGAAGTATGGCAACACGCCTATTGATCAAATACCCGTAGATGATCTGTTAGTGATCTTTGGGAATACCCCTACTAATGAAATACCAGAGCAGGTTCGTGCTACTCTGATGAACGAGGCTGTCCAGCGTAGAGCTAAAGAGCTTGGCCCTGAAGAGGCTGGGTTTAGTGGTCTTACTTCTGCACAGGCTGCAGAGATGGCTCCGTTTGCTCCTGCTGGTATGGGTATTCAACGTATAAACGCAGCATCTATAGCTGGCTTTACAGATGGATTAATGGATTCTCTTCGTGGTTTAGGCTTAGCTCCTAAAAAGTCCCTCGAAGAAGAGTTTGATACTAGAGTAGAACTAGCTAGAGCACCTGAAGATTACTTCTCAGGTATGTTAACGGGTGCTGTTGTTGATCCTGTTGGTTTAGCTACTGGTGGTGTTAGTGGTAAGTTAGCTGTAGCAGGCGCTACTAAACTCCTACCTAACGCTCCTAGAGTAGCTACTGCTTTAGGTATTACTGCTGGTGGTGGTGCAGAGGGTGCTGCTCAGGGTGCGCTTATTCCTGTATACGAAGAGTTCGGCGACAGTCGTTTAATGAACACTATTTATGGTGCTGGCATAGGTGCTGGACTAGGCGCTGGCGTTGGTACTGCAGGGGCTCTTGTTACTCCACCGTTACGTCCGACTGAAACAAAACCAGAACTAGCACCACAGCCTGTATCTTTACAGCCAACTGCGCTTGCTGGTCAAGACTACAAGCCTCGAATGAACAGACCTGTAGAGACTCCTGTTACTACTACTTCTGTAGAGCCTACTCCTCAAGTTACTCGTTCTACTCCTGCAACACTTAAGGTACAAAACATAGATCAGCAGATTGCAGACCTTGAGCAGAAAACACAACAAGTAGGGCGTAAGAAGCGTAAACCTATCGAAAAGCAGATAGAGAAGCTACGCATTGCTAGGCAGAAAGAGCTTAATCAAGCTAACGAAAAAGCTGCTGTCATCAAAGAAAAGGTTGTTTCACTAGAAAACCAACTAGATAGATTAGCTCGCCGCAAAGAAAAACTACAACCCGGAGAAGCTGGTGCTAAAGCTAGGCAGGCTCGTGCAGAACGAAGAGAGGAAGAACTGCAACAAGAGATAGATACTCTTACTGGTTTAGACTACTCACCTAATGGCGGATATGTTGTTACTATATCAGGCGTAGGATACGATAATCCTTTGCAGATTGTCAACAAAAAAAACAGATTAGAGCTAAACAATCCTACTGATGCAGAGATTAGTGTAAAGCTACCTCCACCAAAAGAGACTGGTGATCCTGTTACTGATGCAGCGAACAAGTTAAATTATATCCTTAACTCTGATGATGCTGCTCCACGATTAGGATTAGATGCTCCACCTAGTGCATCGTCTGCTGGTGTACGTCCTGCAGTACAGTATGCACAAGAAGTATCAGAAGGTATTAATGAAGTAGTAGCTCGTCAGGCTGGTGAGATAGCACCGTCTACTGCTAGAGCTAAAGCAGATATGCCTGTAGGTAGAGACATAGGCAGACAGGAAGAAATGACTCAAGAAGAAATAGGTCGTCGTGCTACTCTTCTTGCTGCATCAACAGAACAGAAACAACGTCAACAAGCTAAGCAGATGGGTCTTAAAGACGAGGACGTTGACTGGGCTATTCAAAACCTTCCTACCATCTCTGAACGTAAGTTTACGTATGACAACGTAGAGCAAGCGGCTGCTAGATTAAAAGCAGGTCCAATCGGCAGAGACTATGATACACTCGTAGACTTTGTTATGGATCAGCCTCAAAACAGAATATTTTCACCAGAAGAAATGGAAGCACTGCGCCCTCTGTTTATTGAAGCTAACAACAGAGTAGATCAGACTCTAAAGCAAATGCGTAAGCTGAAGAAGGATGGTCAAGCTGACAGTGCTGAGATGGTTAAGTTAGTAGAAGACCTGTATTTTAATAATTATATTGCAGAGTTACAACGTACTAACGGTCGTGCTGCTTCTCATGTTTTACTACAAGCTAAAAAGACTAAGCGTTTTGTAGCGGAGAATACACGCCGTGTTAATCGCAATCAACTAATCACCAACCTGTTTGGAGTTAAGTGTGGCTAGAAAAGTTATATCAAAAGAATGTGAAGAAAGCATTAACAGAGTTCTTTCTGCTGTTGACTCTATGCCTGAAGAGTTTGAGTCTTTACGCCCTGAACTTGTTAGGAGCCTGTTGAATGATGGAGGCACTAAGAATTTTAATACATTATCTGT